TCATTTTTTTAGTTCTAAAATATCAATAGGGAATCTATTATAATTAGGCAGATTATCATCTAAATTATTAGGATGGCATTCTGCATATCCCGTAAAAACTGAGTGACCTAAATCTACATCATACACTTTTTCTATCTGAGTAATATAATACTCCTTCCCATTTTGTGTATTTATTACTACATCATATTCTTTGAATTTTTTTTCGCTCATAGTATTATCTCCTTATTTTATAATTTCTCAGCTAATTTCTTAATATCCTCCTTACTATTGATAACATGGGTGCTATCTCCTATGCGAACAGCTCCTATAACTTCATCGGAAGATTTTTCAAAAAGGTCTGTTACTTCAACTCCGAGAGCATCCGCTATTTTAGATAGGGTTTCAATGGTAGGATTGCCTTTTGATAATGTATTAGCTAATGTCGAACGGGCTACCCCCATTTTATCAGCTAAATCCTGCAGGGTAATACCTTGTAATTTGCAATGTTCTGTTATTCTTAGATTCATAATCGTGTATTTTAATTTTATACAAAGGTACGTTTCTTTGTTTTTTGTACTATTATAATAGTATTAAATAAGGTTAATGTACTAATTAAATAGTCCTTTCTGTTTTGTGTTATACTATTTAAGTAGTATGTTTGCATCATCAAAGTACAACGAAATAGTATAAATGCTAAAACATACAATTATGAAACGTTACAATTTAAGCAAGATAATGAAAGAAGCCCATCAGATAAAGAAGTACATGAAACTGTATTCTCTTACTCACGGTGTGAAGACTTGGGCAGACTGTTTGAAACTTGCTTGGGCTAACGAGAAAGAACGTATCTCTAAAGAAGAGATAAGAGAGGCAGAGAAGCAAACTATGAAATCCGCTTTGACACAACCGGCAAAGCGTAGCTCTTATGATGATTTGTCAATACCTCAATCAGCGTATTACAATCCGTATAGTTACGGGCGTTTCGGTGCTCACTATGTGGGTGATTAAAAGAAATTACTAACATAAAATATAAAAGTTATGGCAACAATTCAATTGAGAGAAAGCGATAGAAGTAGGGCAATTAACCTTAATCGCAAAAATGATTATGGTTTGGATAATAAACAGATGATGCGCCTTATCAATGCCCACCGAAAAGGCGATGCGTACAAGCGTGCTTTGATAGAGTTTCGCTTGACTGATATAAACTTTCATCGTGAAGTCGAAATGCTAATGAACGGCAAGTATGACGAATTAAAAGAAGAAGTAAAACGGTGGTAAGCAAAGAGCGCACTACCTTCACAAGCAATGCGCTCTAAATAGTATAAACACATAATGCGATTATGTCGCACTACGAATTTAGTCGCAAAGATAGTATAAACACATAAGATAGGAACGAATATGAGAACAGAAATTATTAAAATGGAAAATTCTTCTTCATGTGAAATTGATTTGATTGAAGTAAGAGATGGACAAGCGGTAACCTCTTCATTGGTGGTTGCCAAGTATTTTGGCAAAGCACATAAAGATGTATTAAGGGCTATTAAATCATTGGAATGTAGCGAGTTATTTAACCGGCGCAATTTTGCGCCCGTTGAATATGTTGATAAAAAAGGTGAAAGAAGACCCATGTATTACCTCACCCGTGACGGCTTTACTTTCTTGGCTATGGGCTTCACTGGTAAGGTAGCCGCCCAATTCAAAGAAGCGTATATTAATGCCTTCAACGAAATGGAAGAAATGCTTCGCAAGAATGATTGCACCAAGTATGCCGAAAAGATATTCAAGTCTGAACTGAACCGTTTCAATAAAAGGTTGAAAGAAACTGCGAAAAGAATAAGAGATGAAAAAGGGTTTGGATACGGTGTTTATGGCGAAATAATGGCAGGTGTCTTTGACTGTGACAAACTTCCATTTCAAGAAAGATTGCGTAATATCTTCTCCCAAATAGGCAACGCTTATGTAGAGGGTTATTATTTGGCAGGACACTATATAAACGCTGATAATCAAAACAAGCAGATACGCAAGCTGATTTCTGATTTTGAAGGGAAACTGGTAGAGGGATTTAGAATATATCCGAGTGTATAAATAACACGATTATCCAAAGGCAGTCTTCGCACGACTTTAAAGGCTGCCTTATAAATTCCATAGTTATGAACCTCAAAGCAAGACCGCCGCCTTTAAGGCTATTCAACGAGAATCTGAGAACATAGTCATTAATTAAAACAGCAAGAAATGAGTAAACGATTTGCTATTGCCGTTTTACCCAAAGAGAAGCAACAGGGGGGGTAAAGTACGGTTTAAAGATTGAAAAGCCCTCTGCATTGGGCAATGTGTATGGGTTGACCGAAGAAGAACTGAAAGAACTTCGTGGATTGATAGACAATGTATTGACTAAATGATTATGAAACAGATAAAAATCAGACCACCGCCAAAAACTTTACGACAATGAAACGATTGTCGTGTTATGGTAAAGTGAAAATCTCTCTCTTACACGATTATATAATAAGTTTGCAAACAGAAACAACGCAGCTATCCTCACGGCTGAAAAATATAACCCCGCCATTGGTAAGAAGTGAGGAGCTTGCCTTTGGTGGGGGCTAATTTTTTAAACTGTGTAAAAGTATGAATAATATTCAGATTTTCCAAAATGAGCAGTTCGGAAAAGTAAGAATCGCGATGAATGAGAGTAATGAGCCTTTGTTTTGTTTGGCAGATGTGTGCGGTGTTATAGGCATTGCTAACGCAAGAAATGTCAGGTCAAGGCTTGAAGAAGATGATGTCCGCCAAATGGACACCATAGATTCGTTAGGTAGAAATCAACAAGTTACATTTATAACCGAAAGCGGTTTATATGATGTGATAATTCGCAGTGACAGCGAAAAGGCAAAACCGTTTCGCAAATGGGTTACAAGCGAAGTTTTGCCCTCAATCCGCAAACATGGTGCATACATGACCAGCGATACACTTGAAAAAGCTTTGACCTCACCTGATTTTCTGATTCAGCTTGCAATCAACTTAAAAGAAGAAAAACAGAAGCGTATCGAAGCCGAACAGAAGATTCAGAAAGATGCACCTAAAGTCCTTTTTGCCGATGCCGTTTCAACTTCTCAACGTTCTTGCTTGGTTGCTGAATTAGCAAAGATACTGCAACAAAATGGAGTGAATATCGGTCAGAACCGTTTGTTTAGCTGGATGCGCGAGAATGGTTATCTTTGCCAAAAGGGTGACTACTACAATCAGCCAACGCAGAAAGCTATGAAATTGGGGCTTTTTGAATTGAAGAAAACCACCATCACCAAGCCGGATGGCTCTGTATTGGTCACTACTACTACCAAAGTGACTGGTAAGGGGCAAATTTACTTCGTAGAAAAGTTCTTAGGTAAAGATGCTGCTTAAATAATAATGCGCACCTCATTAGGTTGGGGTGCGCTTAATATGAATATTACAAACTCCCTCCCATTGCGAGATATAAGTTTACGGCATCTTTTATTCCTTTAATCTGTTTTTGTGATATGGTTTTTATATCGTGATATTGCCTTCCAATAAATTTTATTTTTGCAGTTTTAGCATTAGAAAGTGCCTTTATTAATTCAATGTCATTATTGGAATGGATATTTTCATCACACCATTCCCATATATATCCTCCATTACCTGAATCAGTTTCTACATTATTGGGGATAAATTCATAAGCTTTATTGTCAATAGAAAATTGATATTTGCGAATGAATAACCAATCGTCAGAATAATATTGTATTCTGAGTCTAAAGTTTGATACCCCATCAATATCTTTCATAAAATAACAATATATTCCATTCTGGTTGGTATATTGGGGAGCAGATTTTGGTTTAATCCATGTTAGTTCACGTGGGTCAAATTCGTCCTTGTTAAATGTAAATAAAGAGGATATTTTTTTTACTGTTATAGAATCAATAGGATTTTGTTTTTCTTTTTTTATGTCCGATATTGTTTTTCCAATGTTATCATCTAAAGACATAACATTATTTTTTATATTGTCAAGGGTTGATTGGTTTATATACGGATTTACTTTTTCACCGTTTGAGTTGTACAGTGAGAATTTTATCGGAATATTAACAAACTCTATTCCTTGATTAGTCATATCTTTATAAACTTTTTGAGAAATGCAAAATTTTTGATATGCTTCTAAATACGCAAGGGAATCATTCTTTGAGCTTATCGTCTTAGGTTCCTCCTCCTTCTCATTGTAAGAGTTGCTGAATAATGATTTTTCTTTAACCGTTTCCACATATTTATATGACTTATTGCAACTTGAAAAAGCAAATATTGACAATATCAGAAGCAGTGTATTTTTCATGACAGTACATTTATTAACTTAAACGTTTGCAAAAATATCTCAAAAATCAATCATTTCCAATTATTTCACGACAATTATTCCGTTGTCGCATATCAAATACTTGAAATATTGCTGGATAACTTGTATTTGTCGAATTTAGCACAAATGAAAAAATAATGGAGTTTAGAGGAGATACATCTGGATTAGATGAGTTACTTGAAAGTGTAGACGATAGATATTATAATACCCTTTCTCAAATAGGGAGAGACGCCACCCGAAATGCGAAGATTAACAAGACTTATGAAAATAGGACTGGCAACTTGAATAATGCAAATGGGGGATGTGTTGTCCGTAATGGGAAAATAGTAGATATGTGGGTGGAATCAGACGGTTCTCATTCCGAAGCGGTAAGAAATACAGAGAATCTTCTGATTTATTCCGAAAAATCAAAGGATGGGCTTTATTTGGCTAACGGTCAGCCTTATGCAAGCTATGTCGAAAGTAAAGGGTTTGAAGTTATTATGACTAATGGTATCTTGTATGCAGGTAGACAAATAGAAAAAAAATTATAGATATGGCAGGCATTATTTCAAATGTAGACAGTGATGTTCAGAAGTTGCGCAAACTGAAGAACGAGATAGAAAATGTCAAAAAAGCATTGATGGGTATTAATATCAAGGTCGATATTGATATAGCTAAAGGTTTGCAATCACAGTTAACCTCCCTTTTGGGGCAATACGATACATTGGTGGATAAGATTGCGGCAGCGGAAAGAAAGATTATGCTTTCAACCAGCCGAATCAATAAGGCGACTGAAAAGATTGTTCAAGCGCAAGAACAAGTTTCTAAACCGGTAGTGATTCCGACACAGAGTGGAAATACATCAACACAAACAAACACGGCTGAAACAGCAAGCATTCAAGCACAAGCAAAGGCTTATGATGACCTGAGAACTGAGATAAACGGTATTCTTGGCACAAGAGAAGAGAATGTCAAGAGAATGATAGATGAAATGAACGCTATCCGTTTGATTAATGTTGAAATCAAGAAAATCAACAAGTCACAAGGTGATTATTCTTCCTTGTCTTCTACTCAACAAAAACGGCTTGAACAGCTAAACAATTCATTATTGACACATAAAACTGCTTTGTCAGAAGTGAGACAAGCATTGAACAATAATGCCAAACTTGATAATGTAGCCGCTACTTCCATGAACGGGTTATCCCAGTCTTTATCAAGAATGAGGATAGCTTATCGCGAATTGACAGAAGAAGAGCGCAATTCTCCTTTTGGTAAAGAATTGCTTGCGTCTATTCAACAAGCGGATACAAAAATAAAGGAACTTGATACCACTATTGGCAATCATCAACGTAATGTAGGTAATTATGGTAAGCAGTGGAATGGGCTTAGTATGTCTATTCAGCAAGTAGGACGCGAACTTCCTTCTTTGGCTTACGGTCCAAAAGTTTTTTTCTCTGCTATATCGAATAATATTCCAATTTTAGCAGATGAGATTAAACGGGCGAGAACTGAATATAAACTATTGAAGGAGTCGGGGCAGTCGGCGATTCCAGTATGGAAGCAAGTGGTATCGTCTTTGTTTAGCTGGCAGACTGTATTAACGGTTGGTATTACACTGCTTACTCTTTATGGCGATAAGGTGGTGGATTGGGTTGCAGGGCTGTTTAATGCTAAGAATGTCATGAAACCTCTTGTTGATATTCAACAACAACTAAATGACGTTCAATTAAAAGGAGTTCAAAATGCTCAATCTGAAATAACAAAGTTGGAATTATTATATAAAGCTACTCAAAATGCTTCAAAGCCTATTCGTGAAAGAAAAAAAGCTGTTGATGAGCTACAAAAATCATATCCTGATTTCTTCAAAAATCTTTCAGAAGAAGAAATTCTAACGGGAAAGGCAGCTGACGCTTATGCAAGACTTACTTCTTCGATTATTGCATCTGCACGTGCGAGGGCTGCACAGGATAAAATGACAGAGAATGCTAAAAAAATATTGGAAAATGAGGCTAAAATAACAGAAGAATATGCTAAAAGAGAAAATGCGCAACTAAAACTTGACAAACAGATTGAATTAAGAAATAAAATAGACAGAGAGGCGAATCCCGATATGTATGCAGGTCGACAAATGATGGTTGGTGCAGCTTTGGGTAAGGTCGAAGAAATAGATGAAGGCATTGCTAAACTTAGACGTGAAATATACGAGCTAAATAAATCTCAAAATGAATTAGCACAAAACATAGATGTCAATGATTTGATATTCAACCCGAATGAAGATTCTTCAAAGATTGGTGAAAAAGAAAGAAAAAGACGTCAAGAAGAAGCAGAGAAATTATTGAAACAGCAAGAACAGCTTGCCGAACAACTTCTCTCCCTCCGCCGTAAGAACCAGCAGGATGAAATCAACCTCAGGGCTGACGGAATGGAAAAGAAGCTGGCACAAATAGACTTGGACTATCAGAAAGAACTGGATGCGATAGAATCCGCCCGTGAAAAGGCAAAGAAAGACGGAACATACGAACAACAGTCCCCTTTACTTGACGAAGCCGAAGAAAATGTTTTCAAGAGGTATCAACAAGCTGTGACGGAAACGCACAAGCAGGAAGCGGAAGCCCAAAACGAAGCTATGAACCGCTATCTGAAAGAATACGGGACGTTCCAACAGAAAAAGGACGCCATAACAAAAGAGTATAACGACAAGATGGCCAAAGTCACTACCGAAGGCGAAAAGAAGCTTCTCCAAAAGGAAATGGAAGAAGCATTGTCTTCTGTGGATATGGATAAGCTCAAACAAGAAATCAACTGGGAACTTATCTTCGGTGATTTGAACAAGGTTTCCAAAAAATCACTTGAACAGGTAAAACAACAGCTAAAGACTTTCAAAAACTCCGATGAGTATAAGAACATGGCTGTCGACCAGAAAAAAGTGATTGACGAAGCATTGAATAATATTCAGAGTACCATCATCGACAAAGGCGGTTTGCTTGGAGATTTGCCGGAGCAACTGGATGCTTTGCGCATTGCTCAAGACGAACTTAAGCAAGCGCAGGATGAGTATAATAAATCTCTCAAAAGTGGTACGGATGCCGAGAAAGAAGCTGCTCTCAAAAAGAAAAACAAAGCCGAGAAGAATGTTCAGAATGCGGAAACGAATGTAACCAGAAGCGCGGATAAGACCCAAAAAAGTTTGATAACACTAACGGATACCGTCACCCAGCTTGGCAGTTCATCTGAAATGTCTCTATCTCAAATAGGGAATCTTGCTGCTGGTCTTGTAGATACGTTTTCTGAGGCAGGAAGTAAGATAGGTGGTATTGTTGGTACGGTGTTCTCTCTGCTTGACGGAATAGAAAAACAAGGCTTCGACGGATTTGTCAAGAATGTTTTTTCAAGCGTTTTTGGAGCCGGTGCGAGTATGTGGAACACACTTACTTTCGGTGGTTTCAATAAATTGTTCGGTATCGGTGGCAATGCAAAGGAGGTACAGGATTCCATTAATCGTCTTACCGACCGTAATGAGACGTTACAGACTTCTATCGAATCATTGACAGATGAGATAAAGGCAAGCAAAGGAACGAAATCCGTAGCTGCGTATAGAAGTGCTTATGAATACCAGAAAGAGCAGAACTCCAATTATCTGAATATCGCCCGTGAACAGGCAGGTTACCATAATTCACATAAGAGCTGGCAATACTACATGAGATGGTCTGCCGAAGACTTGAAATGGATTCAACAGAACATAAACAAGAATTTTACCGGAACTTCTTCATTATGGGAGCTGACACCTGAAGAGATGGAAAAACTCCGTAGTAATGTTGATATATGGACAAAGATGCAGAATGCCGGGAAAGGCGGTTATGGTGAACGTGTAACCGATAAACTTGATGATTATATTGAGCAGGCCGGCAAACTGGAGGAGTTGACCGATAATCTTTATGAGGGTCTGACCGGAATGTCATTCGATTCCATGTATGACAGTTTTGTAAGCAGTCTGATGGACATGGAGAAGAGTGCTGAGGATGTTGCTGATGACATATCCAAATATTTCATGCAGGCAATGCTGTCAAATGCCATCGGTGAACAGTTTAGTGACAAACTGAGAACATGGTATGACAAATTCGGTGAAGCCATGAAAGATGATGGTACGCTTGATAATAATGAACGTAAGGAGCTGATGGATGAGTACATGGGTTATGTGGATGAAGCCATGAAGCTTCGTGATGAGCTTGCCGCAGCAACCGGATATGATAAAATTTCGCAAGAATCAACATCGCAGTCAGCTTCATCCAAAGGCTTCCAGGCAATGAGTCAAGATACCGGCGAAGAGTTGAACGGGCGGTTTACAGCATTGCAGATTGCAGGAGAAGAGATAAAGAATCAGAATATTATTCAATCTCAATCACTTAATCTACTGACAGTAAAAGCAGATGCTCTACTTTCCATAAATACGGAAACAAGGAATATCGCTGATGATACGCGAGATTTGATAGCACAATCTTATCTTGAATTGGTACAGATTTCAGAAAATACAGGGGCAATCGTCAAACCTATTCAACAGATGCAAAGAGATATAGCAGAAGTTAAAAAGAATACAGCAAAATTATAGTCTATGGATGAATTATTAATTAATGGCGAAAACGCTTATACAACATGGGGTGTGAGAATGGGAGAGGGGTTTCTTGATGTTATTGGGGCATCCGCTTCCATGAAGGATTTTATTGAGAACAAAAGCCGACTTGAACATGGGAAACGGGTAATAATCAATAATCCTAAAGTCGATGAGAGGGAAATAACTCTTTCGTTCACTATCGAGAGTAATTCTCAGTCTGATTATCAAGCAAAGAAGAAAGCTTTCTTTGATGAGCTGTATAAAGGTGTGGTTGATATTCAGATTCCTGCTAATAGTAGCGAGGTTTACCATCTTATTTATACTGGCAAGAGTGTCACTTACGCACAGAGTTTAGACCGAACTTTCGGAAAAATTTCAGCCAAGTTTAACGAGCCAAATCCGGCAAACAGAAGCTAATTCACGACATTGGTTTTATTGTCGTGTATGTGAGTGCTCAAAATTGGGCACTCTTTTTTTTATCCCCGAACTTTGAAGACATGGAACAAATCGACATCAAAGACATATCCGGTGCTATCCAGCTTACAACTTTGATCAATGAAGGCTGCAAGCGTAAGTTCACTCTGATGAAGGAGGACTACATCATGTTAAAGTTCTCCTTAGAGAATCCCATATATTTCAAACTTGGCTCATACGTGGAATGTAACTTCGGATTGTTCGAGGTGTGCGACTTGCAGAAGCCCGCATTCAACACCAATACCGCCGGCTACGATTACGAATTAAGACTTGACGCCTACTACTGGAAATGGAAAAACAAAATCTTCAAATATACCCCGGAGACGACCGGACAGGAGGCGTCCTGGAACCTGACCGCCCCGCTTGACGTACAAGCCGGTATAGTCCTTAGAAATTTGAAAGCTCTTGGTTACACATACAAAGGACAGGATTTTGTTTTCTCCATTGATTCCACAGTCGAAAACAAGTCCCAGTTGATGAGTTACGATAACATCAACATCCTTGACGCTTGTTTTGAGATGGCGAAGAAATGGGATTGCGAATGTTGGGTGACTGAAAACATCATCCATTTCGGACGTTGTGAGTCTGGCGATGCGGTGGATTTCGAAATCGGGAAAAACGTGCAGGAAATGTCACAGTCAGAATCCCGGTCCACCTATGCCACCCGTATCTACGCTTTCGGCTCAACAAAGAATATCCCATCTGACTACCGTCCGGTTGACGAGACCGTGGTTGTGAACGGCGTGGTGCAGCGCAGGCTGATGCTTCCCGAAGGCACTCCTTACATTGACGCTTATCCTGATATGACTACCGAGGAAGCCGTCGAGCAGGTGGTTATCTTCGATGAAGTCTATCCCCGAAGAACAGGCATCATGTCGGATGTCACCACTATCGAAGTGACGGACAAGGTGGAGAATGAGGACGGCACAACCACCGAGGAAAAATGGAATGCCTACCGCTTTAGGGACACGGGTGTTAACTTTTCCGAGAAATATATCCTCCCCGGTCAGGAGCTGAGGATACGTTTCGCATCCGGGCTTCTCAACGGTTTGGAGTTCGCCGTGAAGTTCAATCCTGAGGGAAAGCCGGAGAAATTGGAGGATGGCGGATGGAACCCTGAGGCACAGCTTTGGGAGATAGTCAGGAATGAGGACTATGGCAGACCGCTTCCCGGTGATGTGCTCTTTCCCCAGGATGGAGATGAATATGTGCTTTCCGGCTGGGACAGCACGAAAATAACCGAACTGGGGCTTGTGGGTGCCGCCGAGCAGGAGTTGAAGGAAAAGACTGAAAAGTACGCTGCCAAATCCAAGATAGACCCGAGTACCTATGGCTGCACGATGATGTCAAATGACGCATACCGTGAGGATGGCGTTCATAATTTCTATGGCATCGGTCAAAAGGTCAACCTTATCAACAAGGCTTATTTCGAGAACGGAAGACAGTCAAGGGTTATCGGATTTGAATTCAATCTTGACTATTCCTTTGACTCACCTGTTTATACTGTCGGGGAAACCGCCGCCTATTCCCGTATCGGGGAGCTGGAGGAAAAGGTTGAGAGCCTTACCCTAAAGGGACAGACCTATACGGGCGATGGTGGCAGCGGTGTGTATGTGATCGGAAGCCACGACTCCACCCCTGCGACAGACCATAACGTGTATTCCGCATTGCGCTCGCTGATCATGTTCATGCGCAAGGATACGGAGGAACGCACCGGTTTCCTATTATCCCTGTTGGGCGGAACCGTCATCAAGAAATACGCCAAGTTCGGTGATTTCGTTACCGGCGTTTCTGGAGGTTACATCGGTGAGGACGCCCGTGCCGAGCTGGAGGCTCTGGTCCTGCGCAGCTCTCTGAGTGTACCAGAACTTCGTTTCAACCGTCAGACCTATTTTGAAGGATATAATACTATAAGTCCCGGCGGAGGGCTGAAGATAAAAAGCTTTGTCGCCAATAGTGACGGCAGCTATACTGTCACCCCTGATCTGGAGGATGGTGTACCGCTGGGACAGAAGCCGGACGATATCCTCCTAGGCTTCTGGCATGACAAAAGCGTCACTACCGGTGACTTTATTGGTTTCCGGAAAATACAGTACCGTATCACTTCCGCAGATTACGACGAGAAGACATTCGTGATGGTTCCGCGTCCCGGATATGAGTTCGTTCCCCATAACGAGATGCGTCTCGGACAGACGGGGAACTTCACCGACAAGGAGCGTCAGACTTATATCATCATAGACGTGCGTGACGGTAACTGCTGTATCACCCTTGTTGACAATGCCAACACCTGGGACCCGGAGCCGGCACAGATGAAGAGCTGGTTCGGCAAGAAGAAGGGTATGACCATCAACGGGATCAACTGCGACAGGTTCTCGGCGGTATTGCAGGATATCATCATGACGGGATTGATTTTTCAAATTGATGAAATTACCGGTAGCACAGTCCGCGTTCCTATCGACTTCCCTAGCTGGGAGCCGGGCAGGAAGTACGCATATTATTCCCGTGTGCCCCATAACGGTTCCACATGGTTGTGCGTCAATGACAAGGGCACTATTTCCGAGCCATCCGAAAACAATCCGGACTGGCTTGTATCAGCCGCCAAAGGTGACAAGGGTGATCCGGGCCTGTCTGTAATAGGTGGCGGTCATTGGGAATCCTCTAAGACCCCATACGAGGTCAATACCATGGTCACTTTGGCGGGCTGTGTTTTTATCTCCAAGGTGAAAACATCCAATCCTCCCATCAGGATCGCAAGGTTCAGGAACGGCAGTTATCGTCGCAAAAAGGATGGCGGTTATATCCTTGCCGGGAAGTCAGCCGACTGGACCGTGCATGAAGACTGGGAGATGCTTCTGGACGGGCGTGAGCTGAAAGGCGAAAGCATCACCTTCCTTGGTGAATTTGCATCCCATCCATCCAATCCCAAGGAGGGTAACAGCTACCGAAATACGGCTGACCATTGTACTTACATATACCGGAATGGTTTGTGGATGGTCATGGTCAAAGACGGGACTGACGGTAAGGACGGCAAAGGTTACGAGTGGATCTACACCCGTACCAACATCATCGGCCTTACCCCTGACAAGCCGGAATCGAAACAGCAGGATGATTATATACCGGAAGGCTGGACAGATGATTTTCTTGGCGTGGATGCCGACCATCAGGTGGAATGGGCGTGCAAACGTGTGAAGCGTGATGGAGTATGGAGTGAATGGAGCACTCCGGCCCCTGTGCACCGTTGGAGTAAGGACGGGGAGTCGAATATCATGGCCGACCTTGACAATGAGATGGTGAGCGTCGCTCTTACCAGTACCGGCGTTACTACTTCCGCACAGTCATGGACTACCCATGTGTCCATGTGGTACGGTACCGAGAAACTCACCCTTGAATCTTTGACAGTCAGCACGCCTGCCGGTTTCACGGCAAGCACAAGCAAGGCCACCGGAGCGGTGGCGATATCCGTCGCTGCCGGAAAGTCGGTTCCGGAACAGAATACGGTCACCATCACACTGGCTGCAATGAAGAACGGGCAGCTCTATACCCGTGAACTGACTTTCAAGATAACCGGTGTCCGTGGCGGGGCGGACGGTTCCGATGCGGTAATTTATAGCCTTGTCACTTCGGTCACGATGGTCAGCAAGAACAAGAACGGCGGTTACAGTGTAGCTTCGGTATCCTGTCGGCGTATGAAGACAGTCGGTGCAGTCACTACGGCCACAACGGACGGGGAGTTAAAGTACAGTCGTGACGGTGCGGCCGAGGTTCCCATCGGTGATGGTGTCGGGGTGGCTTCCGGTAATTTTACCAGTAGCTTGAAGTTCGTGTTCTACGTGAACGGTCAGGCGGTTGATGTCGAAACTGTCCCGATGGTTGTGGACGGCAGTGACGGTGCTGACGGTGAGAGCATCACAGCCGCAGGTCATTGGGAATCCGCCAATACCCCGTATGCCAAGAACAGTACAGTATCGTTTGCCGGAGGATCTTACTTAAGCAAGGTTCAAACATCCAATCCGCCACTTCCGCTTCTTCGCGTGAGAGGTGGACGTTATCTAAGGAAGAAGGATGGCGGTTACATACTTTCCGGGAAGAGATCGGACAAGGCTGTCAACT